TTAAGGAGATGAAATGGCACGAAGAAAAGCGGGCAGTCGTGCTGGGGCTGCATGGGACGCCACGTTCCTTGGGTCCAACTCCTATGGCCCCAACCAGCCTGTCCCCCGACAGCCCGCAGTAGGCAATGAGAGCGTCCAGGAGGCCCGTAGACTGTCTAACGTCAACGCTGCCTTCAGAACCCCTCAGGACTTCATCAAAGCCCGTGCAGGAGACGACAGAGACCTTCTGCCCTACCAACCCACCCCTACTATCAATCCAGGACGACCACGTACACTGGCTGCTGGTTATGACGAGAACTCCATGACGCTGCGCGTTAAGTTCCGTGATGGGCCAGTGTACGGGTACTACAACGTACCTCCAAGCGTGTGGTATCGTTTCCAGCGCGCTCAGAGTCCTGGACGATTTATTAACACGACACTGAATCGCTACCCATACAGTCAGGAAATGGATCTAGGACCCGAAGGATACTAAATGTCGATCAAGCAGGAGACCCACGATATCTGGGGGACTTCGCTTTTCTGGAGCACTATTCGGCTTCGTAAAGGAACGGAGTTTTACCATGCGAACCCTACCCATGAAATCGACCCGCCGTATCGCTGGGCGGTTTCCCACATCATCCGCTTCCCGTTCACCACGTTCGGTCTCACGTTCGGCAGGTGGCACACAGCTACGCGTTCAGAAGAAGAAGCGATCCTCGCGGGACTCGCGGGACGAGTCGTAGAGGACAAGGAGGAGCAGGAGAAGGTAAAGCGGAGAGCACGAGAGATCGTGGCTATGAATTCGAATTCTCTTGACGACGAATGGAAGCTAGTAAACGTTCTGGGGCTAGAATGAAATGGCTACGAAGAGAAACCCACGAAAGTCCGACATACCGCAAGGCTAAAAGAAGACTGGAGACAGTATCCTCCGAGGAAATTCTTCGCTATGTGGATAATACCCATAGCGCATTGGGGCAGACAGTAGCCCAAACGAGAAAGAGCCTCAACGGCTCTAAGACCGAAGAGGCTCTGACTCTACTGAAGGAATTGGATACAGGCGCTGATACCATCAGGGCTGCGGTCTCCGTTCTCCTAAGCCGTAACGAAAAAGTAACAGTATAGCAAGAACAGTCCCACAGCCACGATGAACGCAATGACTTTGATCAGTGCGAAGATCGCATCGGCTGTGGGACTGTTGTTTACCCATCTGCCGAAGCGTGTGTGGTTGTCCAGGTAGCTGCCTATGACAGCTCCTGTGAAGGCGGCAGCCGCTGTCGAGATGAACTCTTCTCCAGCGTGCTCATTACGTGTGTAGATTTCCGGGATCTCTGGGTTATACATGATTAGCTCCTTTCAATGAGGACAGTAGCAACTAGTGCACCTATTGTCAAGCTTACCGGGTAGAATAGGTATGACTACATTCGTGACTTACCTGGAGAACTAGATGACTACTGCTGTTGACGTTGAAGAGGAGATGAGTCCCGAAGAGCTTGAAGCGGCGGAAAAGACCAAGGTAGAGCTTGACCCGCATTCCCAGGAATTCGTGGACGCTCTTGTGGAACGTATGCTGAAGTTCACGGACGCTTTGTCCGGACACCCTCTTCACCCTTATCAAAGACCTTTTGCGGCTCGCATTATTGAGTCAATGATCATTAAAGATGGTGCGACCATTACCGCGCTATTTTCCCGTCAGTCAGGAAAGACGGAGACAGTAGCCAATACCATCGGCGCAATCATGATCATGTTTCCTCGCCTCGCCAAGATTGAGCCGTACAGCGAATGGCTTGAGGACTACAAGGAAGGCGTATGGGTAGGAGCCTTCGCGCCTGTTGATGACATGGCCAAGACGCTGTTCTCCCGTATCGTCTCTGTGCTCACCTCTGAGCGTGCCAAGGAGATCCTGCTGGACCCTGCCATTGACGAGAGAGTCAACGGTCGTGGCTCAGAGGTCAAGCTGGAGAAGTGCGGCTCTTTGGTCCGTAGACAGACCGCTCACCCCCGAGCCAACATTGAGGGTAAGACCTATCACATCTGTCTTCTTGACGAGTCTCAGGTAGCCGACCAGAAGGTTGTGGACAAGTCCATCAGCCCTATGCTGGCTTCCACTAACGGAACCTTCGTCATGACAGGAACTCCTTCCTATGAGAAGGGTGTCTTCTACCGAGACATTCAGGAGAACAAGAGACAGGGTCTCCGCCGTGGTGCTCGTACGAACCACTACCAGGCTGACTACAAGGAAGTCGGTAAGTGGAACAAGAACTACGAGAAGGCTGTTGCCCGAGACATGTTGAAGATGGGCTATGACTCGGATGAGTTCAAGCTCTCTTACCGTCTTATGTGGCTCCTTGAGCAGGGAATGTTCACCACTGAGGAACGCTTGGCGGAACTAGGTGACAAGTCAATGGAGACTGTCAAGGCGTACTATGAGACACCTATCGTCATTGGTATCGACCCCGCGCGTAAGGTGGACAGTACCATTGTCACAGCGGTATTCGTTGACTGGAATAGACCGGACGAATACGGTTACTACAATTGCCGAATCCTGAATTGGCTCGACTTGCAAGGACAGGATTGGGAAACGCAGTATCATAGGATTGTGGAGTTCGTTTCCAAGTACAATGTCCACGCTATCGGCGTAGACGTTGGTGGTATGGGAGACATCTTCATTTCCAGACTTCGTGTTCTGCTACCGCATATCGAGATTATCGATGTGTCGTCCCAGAGACCGCAGCAGTCCGAGAGATGGAAGTATCTGCGAGAGATGCTGGACAGAGGCAAGATCGGTTGGCCTGCTCACGCAAAGACACGTCAGCTTCGTACATACAGACACTTCATTCAGCAGATGTCTGATCTACAGGTGAAGTTTGAAGGACCGTACATGCTTGCCGAAGCACCAAAGGAAACTAACGCTCACGACGATTACGCCGATTCACTGGCTATTGCTTTGAGCGTTATCCAAGATAGCGTTGTGGAGCCTATGACGGTTGGAAACAATCCTTTCTACGACCGCAGACGCTAATTCAAGTATCATTGACCGTAGACCGGTCTGAGTAAAGGAAAACACAATGGCATTTTACACACCAGGTCCTGACAGAGACCTTGCCCCTAATCCGGGCGTTCCAGAGAAGTTCTCTCCTTCTTACGAGATGAAGGGTGCTTCCAACCCCACCCGTCGTGGTCCGCTCCGTTTTGAGGAGGGTATCGCCACTGACACCGACGTGCCTAGCGACTTTGTCACAGGAGCTATGAGCGGTTACCAAACAGCTCCAGGTCGTCCCAACCACAATGCCAACGTATGGCACAAGCCCGCTTCAGAGACGCTGCGCGCACGTGCTCACGTAGGTTCTGCGGCATGGATCGACGCTCCTACACACGTATCTGAGTTCTCTCAGGGTGTGGACGTGAATGCTAACTCCGCACGTCGCTATGAGCAGGTTACTCGTGGTGCTGGACTCGGACAAAAGTACTTCCGTCAGAATCCGGCTGTTGTCACCGATTAGTTCCTGACTAAGTTGTCCCTGACTAGTAGTAGAATAGAAATATGACTACTAGAGGCCCAAGGGGCAACGCAAAGACAGTAACCATCGGAGACACATTCGGAAGATGGACAGTAACAGGACCATTTACTAGACAGGGTAAATACAATGAAGCGGTATTTCCCTGTACATGTGACTGCGGAACAGTATCTGAACGCACCTTCAAAAGACTACGTGAGGCTGCACAAGGCCGAAATATCTCTTGTGGGTGCGTTCAGAAGGAAGCGATGGCTTCTAAACGCAAGTACGGGTATGAACCTAACTCGCCTCAATGGAACAGGGAGCGCTGGCTAAGGCACGCATATGGCATTACTGTTGAAGACTTTGACAGAATGATCGTTAAACAATGTGGGCTATGTGGTATCTGTGGTGATCAACTAGTTGATCCGCATGTTGATCATTGCCATGCTTCCATGGAAGTTCGTGGCTTGCTGTGCAAGTCGTGTAACCTATTGTTGGGTTATGCCCGAGATAAAATTGACATACTGGAGAATGCAGTCATGTATCTTCAGCGGTAGTAACCGACTAATCGAAAGGGGAGGCAAATGGATAGACAAGACATTATCAATAGAGCGACATTCCATCCTGTTAAGCCAGGACAGGCTGAGCTGTACGAAGAGAACCGTAAGCGAGCCTTGGAATATGCACTATGGATCAATGATGTGGCTCCTGACAGCCGAGAGAAGTCTCTGGCTATTGGGGCGTTGCTAGATGACGTGGTGTTCCAAACGAATGCCGCTATTGCGAGACATTCCTAAGGAGACAACATGAGCGTTGTAGATGAGCTACGTGAGCGTCTAGAGGCAGTTCGCGAGAAGGCAGCAGGAGAGCTTGGAGAGGTTGCCCAGAAGGTACAGGCAGCTTTTGAGGAGCTTGTGCAGGACGACGGAGTAGCCGACGAGGTTACTGAGCGCGTTGCTGACGTGCTGAAGGGTGCTGCGGAGAAGCTAGACGTTGTAGCAGACAAGGTGTCTGGTCTGTTCGAGGACAAGCCAGAGGCACCTCAAGTACCAGCAGAGTAATCCCCTTCTAAAGAATCGGAAGTAAGAAATGGCAGTTAAGACAGGAAACGGTACGCTAACCCCGTCTACCGTTGCTACGGAGACCCTGACAGGTTGGGCACCGTATGTAGCTATCAGCATCAGCTCCTCAGTTGCAGGTGTTGCCAACGTAACCGTTGGAAACTCTTCTGTGGCTAACCCAGTAGTGGGTGCTGATGACACATACGTAGTTACTTCCGGTACCACTCTGGTTGTGCGTAACCCAATCGGGCGTGCGGGTCTTCAGACAGTAGACTCCACGTACACCCAGCTAACCAACCCGACTCAGGCAGCTACCACAGTCAAGCTGATTTCCGCCGCTGCACTTGTGTACAGCGTTCAGCTAGTCAATGACCCTGGTGGCAACGTAGTAGTCAACTAATTCATTGCTAGGGCGGGGGAATACGTTCCCTCGCCTTTAGCTTGTTCCAAGGAGTTTCTATGGCACAGAGAGCCCAGTCAGGAACCCTGGTTGCTAACACCCCCACGACTATCAAGTTTCCCCAGTACTTCTGGAATCTTGTTGTGGTGAACCGCAGCACTGACCAGGAGATTTGGGTACGCACTGACGGGGAAAACCCGACAGTAGCAGGCGATGACTGCTTCCCAGTACTACCGGGCACGCAACAGGCATTTTCCAACGGGGTTCTTTCACAGGAGCCTGTAGTGCGTGTAGGTGGCGGAACGCAGGTAAGCATTATTTCATCAGGCACTCCCGCATATACCGTGTGGGCCGCTTCATAGGAAAGAGTAATGGCTCTGAAAGTAACTAGCGGAGTGACCACCGCTAATGTTGTGAAGCAAGTAACCTTCGCAACCTGGTACAATTCCATTGAGATTATCAATACTGAAGTAGGTAGCCTTAACACTCTGTGGAATCTGTCCATCGCATGGTCAGAGTTTTAACAATTTCGAACAACTAATTAGGGGCATACATGTCAGCAATCAACTTCTACTCTCCTTCAATGAGAGCAGCAGCATCAGACCTAGCTATCGCGATTTCGCCGCTAGGTCTTGTTGAGTTGTCTGACGAGGAATTCGAAATGCACGGGCCACGCCTTAACCGCTACGCGGAATACTGGGCGTGGTACCTAGGACACCACTGGGGTGTCCGTAGGGAGTTTGGTGACGCACAACTTACCTTCAACTACATCCGTGCATTCGCGGACTACATCAACAACTTTTGTTTCTCTCGCGGTATCTCTTTCAATAGTGCGAGAGAGTATGAGCACATCACTCCAGCCTTGCTGAAGCGCATCTGGCAGAACGACAACAATATGAAGACTGTTCTGTGGGAGATGGGTCAGCAAGGAGGAGTATCTGGCGATGCCTTTATCAAGGTGGCCTATGAGCCAGCGTGGACCGATGAGGCAGGCGTTGTTCACGAAGGACGCGTTCGTATCCTTCCACTCAATTCTGCTTACTGCTTCCCTACTTGGCACCCACACGACAGGGACAGACTTCTTGAGTTCAAGCTCAAGTATCGTTTCTGGGGAACCAACCCAGAGGGAACCAGAAGTGTTTACACCTACACCGAGTTGATCCGTGCTGACATCATTCGTGAGTATGTCAACGACGAGCTTATTGACGAGCGTCCTAATGTCCTCGGTGAGATTCCTATTGTCCACATTCAGAATGCTCCAGCCTCTGGTTCCCCTTGGGGACTATCGGATGTGCAGGACATCATTTCTCTGAATCGCCAGTACAATGAAACTGCAACAGATATTGTGGATATCGTTAATTACCACGCAGCACCTATCACCGTGGTTATCGGGGCTAAGCCTTCTCAGCTTGAGAAGGGTGCAAACCGCGTATGGTCCATCGGTAACAAGGACGTGAAGGTAGAGAACCTTCAGAGCAACGTGGATCTCCAGTACTCCATTGAAGTACTGACCATGCTGAAGACTGCCATGCACGAGATGACAGGTGTTCCTGAGTCCGCTCTTGGACAGTCACAGCCGATTTCAAATACGTCGGGTGTTGCCCTTTCTATTCAGTTCCAACCCCTTATGCAAAAGTTTGAGCTGAAGAAGCTACAATATGGAAAGGGACTAAAGAAGATCAATGAATTGGCGTTGCGCACACTGTTTATC